TCAGAAAAGCCCAGAACAAGGCCAAGAAGGTAGACCCCACGCTGCGATTCGGCGGTCAGTTCGGCAATCGCGTCCTGACTGAGGCCGAGCTGGCTGACCGCAAGTGGATCGAGCGTCCGCCATGGGGGGCAGTTGCCGGCACAGGGCAGTGGCGTCAGAACCCGTACATCTCCCTCTAGAACTGATTGCCCCAGACTCGCACACACAACACGCACGAGGTACCTCATGAAGAAGAAATGGCAAGACATCGGAGAGACCACGTTCCGCTTCCTCGCGCACCAGGGCCAGTTCCCGTGGCCGGACGCAGGCGTGACCATCACCGACCCGGAGCAGGCACGGGCGTGGGCCAAGGCGGCGAAACCTCACTGCACCATCGGCACCAAGTGGGAGCCCACCGTCAAGCCCTTGGGCCGGTACCTCCCCAACTGCGGCAGCCCGATTCGCGCCACCTGGTAAACACCTGACACGTCACGCACAAGGAGGCAGACATGACACGCAGAGGAAACTACGGCGGCAAAGTTGGCGGTTACTCGGTCGCCATCGTTGGAGGAGACTACCAACCAGAAGAGGATGAGGAGTTGGTCCCAGGAGGGGGGAGTGCTCCCGCCAAGATAAAAGTTGAGCTTGAAAACCCGCTGACCGGGGATGTCTGGGTGGGATGGGTTGAATGGGACGGCATCGACTGGGACACCAAGGAACGCGCGCGCAAAGAACGGGGCCATCAGGGGGCGCCAGAAAAGAGACATGCGGTCGATAACATTGCGTGGAGCACCTTCTCGTCGTAGCCGGATCGAATGTCCAGCGGTGTTGACCTGCGCGGTAGGCCAGCATCGCCGGGTCGTCGAACCACACACACACAACACGCAACGCAAGGAGACAGGCATGGCACACGCATACAGTGACCCGACACGCGCAACCGAAACCTACGCACTGCCAGACGTGGAAATCTTCTACCGCACATACGACGAATGGCTATCGGACGGCTGGAACCACTACGACGAAAGCTCATACACCGATGGCTGGTATTGGTGGTCCTGCTTTCCTGGCTGCGTGCCAGACTCTGACCCGTTCGGGCCGTTCGACACCGAAGCCGCCGCACGAGAACACGCGCAGGACATCGACCAATAGTGGGCGCCAGTATCGTCGCGGCCGTCGAACCACACACACACAACACGCAACGCAGGAGACCCCATGAGCCTCTACGAAGAACTCGTCGCCGCTGGAGCCACCCTCGCCCACCACGAGAGCGACCTGTATGTCCTCTCGACCCCAACGGCCAGGGACATCATCGCCAGGCACGCCCTCGCTTCGACCTTCATCGGCCATGACGACGGCCGGGTGTGGCATGACGTGCCGTTCGCCTATGACCCGTTCTGGGCCGAGACACCCCGACTGCGGCTGGCGCTATGACCGATGACATCCTAGCCGGCGCAGCCCTCGTGCTGGTCCTGGCCCTGACCTGTCTGACCCTGGCGGTGCTATGAGCGTGAGCGAGCTGGAGTCTGGCTACTGGCACTGTCCCCATCGCGTGCTCCTGGGCCGACACTGCGTGATGTGCGCGGCCATGCGCCGGATTGCCCAGGACGTTCAGCGACGTGACCCACTACCACCACCACCACCACCACAAGGAGACACCACCATGATTGACCGCACACTACAGAGACTGAGCGTCGAGGAACAAGCGCGCGAGGGCCGTGACACGCCCGCAGACCTGGACCCGCACGAGATCCGCGTCCTGGTGAGCCAGCTCCTAGCTATGGGCTGTGACGTGGAGCCGCACTCGGACGTGGATTTGGACTGCGACTGCGTCAGCGTGACGTGTGACCAAGAGTCTGCTGATGACGTCGTCGGCATGCACGGCGGGGCACGGGAGACACTGCCTGGCGGATATCTCGCTCGCATCTCATGGCCCGAGGCGCCGTGGCCCATCACCGGCACACAATTGGCAGCACTGTGGGAGGAGAACAATGACTGACACCTACCTGGCTCCGCACGACAGCGCGACACCGGACGACCCACTGTGGCCGGAGATTGCCTGGACCGAGACTGCCTGGGACCGCATCCTGGCGCCCGAGGTTCTCACACGGGTCGAGGCCTACGCCACCACGCACCAGCTCGGGGTCGCTGACGCGGTCGCCCAGCTCACCCTCGCCGCCCTGGACCACCTCGATGCACGCGCTGCCGGGGGCCATAAACGCTGGGACGGGGTGACCGCCGCAGACCGTCGTGCTCTCGCGACACGGGCCGCCCAGGCTAGGTGGGGCAAACGTGACTCGAGACCCGCGACGCCGTGATGGCCCCATGATTACGGGCCTGGCGACAACATTGGCGACAAGCGGCGACAAGAGGCCATTTTCACTGATCTTGTCGCCGCTCCATGCGAGAACGTCAATGAAACCGGGGGTTACCTGCTTGCGACAAGGTGCGACGACCGATTGTCGCTGTCGCTTTTTCACCACATCCAGCGTCGGCGTAACTCCCCATTGCGTCAGTAGTTACAGCCGGCGACAAGACGACGACAAATTGGCGACAAGACCCCCCTCCTCTAAGAGGGGCTAGTTGACGGGAACAGGGACCAGCTATGACCAGCGACACCACGACAGACGACTACGTGCAGCTCTTCGACCGACGCGTGCCTGTGCCTGCACTCACGCTCCTGCTACGGCTCGAAGACGAGGGCTACGACATCCGCGTCGATGGACACGAGCTCTGCATCAAGCCCACCGTGCCCGCCCATGAGCATGCCACCATCGCCCGACTGAAGCCCTACTTGGTCATCTTGGTCACGGGCACGATGCAACTCCTCGAGCGCGAGCGCAGAGCTGAGCTAGGTGACGACTACGAGCTGGTCTAAGCCACGCACGCGACGCCATCAAGGGGTTACCCCTAGCGCGTGTTCTACGTGGCAACACAGGGGCACTGGGCGGGTTTAATGGGGGGCTAGAAGTGGAGCTCGACAGGGCTGAGATGTCGAATACCCATCCACAACTTGATTGTTGGTGGTTCCCCGGCCCGGCCCCAGCCCCCCGAGGTCGGCAAGTGATCGCTCACTTATCAGATCGAGGGCAGATCGCCAGGATGTTGACGATATCGCCAAGCCATTGACGCTTTTGCCCCCAAATGGTAGCCACAAGTTAACATAACAGCCATTATTGGACTCTAACGTCAAATATTTGACGCTCTTGGCCTGGGCTGGGGCTGGGTCGAGGCTGGGTTGGGACTGGCCTGGGCTGCTCGTGGCCCGCGTCCTGGCTGTGTCACGCCTCGTCGGCCTCGTCGCAACGACTGTAACTCCTTGCGGAATCAGGACTTACGTCGGTCGGTAAGCGATTACTTGCCATTTGAAATTCTTTTCGAAGCGTTTTGGATTTCAGATCGGAAAGCACTTTCAGTTTTCGATATCGCTTTAGCACCCATGTCCACCGTAGGCTGGCCCTGACCCCGACCGGTTGCTAGCTACCTCGCACTACAGCCTGGAGAGTGTGCTACCGTGCCTGTGTGCCCCCAGTCAGCATTCCACGACCTCCAACCTTTGCGGGTGGCTCACCTGGTCATGGCGGTGTCCGCGAGGGCGCAGGTCGGCCACGAGGGTCTACAGTCAAGAGCGGGGGCAGTCGTGTCTATCGGCGCACAGCCGAGCGTGCAGAACTGCTCAGTCTCTGGCGTGCGGAGGTCAGTCATCAGTTCAAGTCACTGGTGCGGGCTCAGCTCTCGGCCGCCCAGGGCGTGACGCACATGGTCGCCCGTGACGATCAAGGCCGGTGGACGACGGTGACAGACCCCGATGTCATGGTGGAGCGGCTCAACGCGGGAGAAGAGACGTATCGCTTGTCAGCCGTGGCGCCGAACGCGACGTTGATCGGGCAGATTATGGACCGCCTGTTTGGGCAAGCGCGGCAGACCATCGACCTGGACGTGAGCACGGAGCCGTCGCGGTTGTCGGACATCGAGCTGTCGGCGTCCCTCTCGGGCTTGCTACGGAAACTGGCCCCGGCCGACCCCCCAGCGGAACTCGCGGCACCCAGTCGGGACGTGTCGGGACTTACGACCGGGGCAGAGATCCCGACCGGGGCAGATATCCCGACCGTGGAACAACCCCGACCGGTCACGGAGCCTGATGCCTGAGTTGACCCTCGATGAGCGGCTGCGCCTGGACGCGTTACGGGCTGAAGCCGAACGTCGGACGACATCACGGTTCAACACGTTCTATCCTGACGGCGATGGCCCCCTGGCGCGGTCGCGCTACCAGAAACACCTTGACTTTTTCGCGGCCGGCACCACCAAGGAACGGCTCTTCATGGCCGCGAACCGGGTGGGGAAATCCGAGGCCGGCGCTTACGAGCTGACGTGCCACCTGACCGGGGCGTATCCGCACTGGTGGACCGGGCGACGGTTTGACCACCCAGTCGAGTGTTGGGCCGTGGGCACGAACTCCCAGACGACCCGCGACATTGTGCAAGCCAAGCTGCTCGGGAGCGTTCAGTCCCCTGGCAGCGGCATGGTGCCCGCGCACCTGATCGAGAAGACCATCAGCGCGAGAGGACTGGCCGGTGCCCTCGAAGGCGCCCAGGTCCGGCACGTCAGCGGGGGACTGAGCCTGGTCGGGCTGAAGAGTTACGAGCAGGGGCGCCAATCGTTCGAGGGGACCGCCAAGCACGTCATCTGGTGCGATGAAGAACCCCCGCAAGACTCCTACACCGAGATGCTGTATCGGACCATCACCACGCAGGGCATCATCATGGTGACGTTCACGCCACTGCGGGGAATGAGCGAAGTCGTCAAAGGGTTCCTCGAGCCGGAATCCGACGCGTCCGCGAAGTTTAAGACATTCATCCAGGCCGGATGGCGCGATGTGCCCCACCTGGACGCGTCTGAGCGCGAAGCCCTGATGGCAACAACGCCGCCCTACCAGATTGCCGCCAGGACCGAAGGCGAACCGAGTCTGGGGTCTGGGGCGATTTACCCGATTGCCGAGCGCGAGATTCTCGTCCCCACCGCCGCGATTCCAGAAAGCTGGGCACGCTGCTACGCCATGGATGTCGGCTGGAATCGGACGGCGGCACTCTGGGGCGCAAAAGACCCCGGCTCAGGGCGCATTGTGCTCTATGATGAGCATTATCGCGGGCAGGGGGAACCGGCTAGTCACGCCGAGGCGATCAAGTCGCGTGGTGAGTGGATACGCGGTGTCATCGACCCGGCGAGCTCGGGCAGTAGCCAGATAGACGGCCGCGCCTTGATCGATATTTACGGTCGCATGGGCTTACGCCTGGAACCGGCCCAGAACGCCGTGGAAGCCGGACTCACCGAGACCTGGAACCTGCTCGTTTCGGGCCGGCTGGTCGTGCAGGAGCATCTCAGCAATTGGCGCAGTGAGTTCAGAAAATACCACCGGGATGAGCAGGGCCGAATCGTGAAGGTGGCCGATCATTTAATGGACGCCACGCGGTATCTCGTGATTAGTGGCCGCCACGCGATGCGACCCCCGCCCACGCCGTCACAGGGCACGCGGGGGCACGCGGCTGGGACCACAGCATTGACAGACTGGATGAGTGCATGACAAGCGAGATGGTGCAGGCGTTGGACCGCTTCAAAGTCGGGTCGGATGCCGATATTGACCAGCGCAAACGTGAGGTCGATGCGCTCAGATTCCAGGTGCCGGAATTCTGCTGGCCCACGGAGGTCAAGGACCAGCGCAAGCCGCAGATTATCGGCGGTGTCGCGATTCCACAACGGCCGATGTTGAGCATCCCCAGTCTCGACCATCCCATCCAGCTCGTGCTCAACGCCGAAAAAGGCGCACATCTGGGCGTGGGCATCCACCCGCTCAGCGATGACGCCGAAGAAGAGACCGCTGAAGTCCTCCAGGGGCTCTATCGACGGATTGAGGTGCAAAGTCGTGCCAGCCTGGCTCGGTCCTGGGCGTTTGAGCGGGCCGTGAAAGCCGGTCGGGGCTATTACCGCGTCGTGACCGAGCCGGATCCCGACAGTGACGACCCCTACGACCAGAAAATCGTCATTAAACGCATTCTCCAGCAAGGGAGCGTCGTGCTGGACCCGTTTGCCCAGGAAGCAGACTGCTCAGACGGGGCGTGGGCCTTCGTGGTCAATGACATGCCCTGGGAGACGTACCAGCGGCGCTATCCCAAGTCCGCGATGGCCGCCTACAGCGAAGAAGAACTCTCGGCAGTCGGGATTTCCACGCCGTCCTGGGTCTCGGGCGATGAGGGCGCGTCCAGAGCGGTGCGGGTCGCTGAATACTACCGCCTGGAGTACACGCATTCCAAGAAAGTGCTGCTTGACGACGGCTCAGAGGCCGATGAGGACGAGATTCCCGAAGGACGCACCGCCAGGGAGGGTGCCGACGCTCGAGACCGGATGGAAAGCACCCCCATTCTCTACTGGAGCACCATCAACGCCGTCGAGGAGCTCGAACCCAAGCAGGAAATGGACGGGCGCTATATCCCGGTCATTCCGGTCATTGGACGCGAGCTAATCCCCTTCGAGCAGGACCGACGATTTGTTGGGATGATTGAGCCGAACAAGGACGCGGTCAGACTCCTGAATTACAGCGCATCGTCAGCCGTCGAGATGTCGAGTTTGGAGACCAAGGCGCCGTACCTGATGGTGGAGGGACAGGAAGAGGGCCACGAGCAGGAATGGCAATTATCCAACGTCCGAAACTTCCCCTACATGAGGTACCGCAGTGTCAGCCTCAATGGCGTCCCCGCCCCGCCCCCGCAACGCACGCAGGTGGACGCGTCACGCTTGGGACCGAGTATGTTGCTGCTCCAGCAAGCGCGTGAATTTATCCATGAAGGCACCGGGGCATACGAATCCGCACTCGGGCAACAGACACCGGCCGCGAAGAGCGGAAAAGCCATCCTCGCGCTCCAGAATCAGCACGACAGCGGCAGTAGCCATTTTATCGACAATTTGGCCGAGATTAGCCTGACGTACGAGGCCAGGGTCGTCTTGGACCTGATTCCGCATATTTATGACCGGCCGGGCCGTATTGCACGGATTCTCGACCTGGAAGATGCGCCCAAAACGGTCATGCTGAACGCCCCGTTCCGGCGTGACCCGAACACACAACGCCCGATTCCCGCAGGACCACCCCCGATGGCTCCAGGCGGTCCGATGGGCAACGGAGGGCCACCGATGGGTCAAGCTGGACCCCCGATGCGCCCCGGTGCACCCCCCGTGCCTCCTGGGGCTGCATTGATGGGACCGGGTGGTCCGCCCATGGCCCCCGGTGGTCCTCCGATGCCTCCTGGGATGCCCCCGATGCCACCAGGGATGCCCCCGATGCCGCCCGACTCGCACAGAATGCCCGATGGCAGCATGATGCCGGGAGCACAGCATCCTCGCAACGCTGTCGAGCACTACGACCTCAAAAAGGGGCGCTACGGCATCACCGTCACGATTGGACGCAGCTACAAGAGCCGACGTGAAGAGGGCGCCGACGAGCTGGGACAGTTGTTCCAGGGCAACCCATCTTTGTTCCCCATCCTCGGCGATATCTACCTGAAATTCCGTGACTTTCCTGGGCACCTCGAAGCCTCAGAGCGCGTCAAGAAGATGCTGCCACCGCCCTTGCAGGATGAGGCAGACGGGCCAGATCCCCAGATGCTCCAGCAGCAGGTGCAAGAATCGGGACAAATGGTCGAGCAGCTCACGCAAGCCCTGGACGAGAAGACCCAATTGATCGAGCAGGAGGGTCAGAAACTCCAGGCGCAGGCGCAACGGGCGCAGATGGACAACCAGGCCAAGATCGAAATCGAGCGCATGCGTATCGAAATCGAGCGGATGCGGAACGAGACCGAATTGACCATCACGGCCATGAAAATTAAAGCCGATGAGGCCGAGGCCCGTCTTAAGTCCGACACGCGGCTTGCGGAATCCGAATTGTCGAGCAATACCAAGATGCTGCACGATGTCACCGAGCACGAGCATGTCGAGGAAATGGCCGCGAGAGACACAATGAAAGAAGCGGCCCAAGAGCTCCGAGAGGCCCAGCCGGAGACTGTGCTATCGATTGATATGACGCCGATTGACGAGGGGTAGCCATGCCACCACCGCGCAATAGACAACGGCCGCGCTTTCGGCTCTCGAATTACGACCGTGAGCTGCTCCAGGCCGTGCATGACCGGC